TATTAAGTTTAAAAGATGCTTTCAAAGATATTATAGATTTAAGATATATCTCATTTTACTTAAATTATAAAGACACAGTTAGAGATTATATTTTTAAAAAATCAACTAGAGAAAAAGTTAAAAGATTATCTAAGTTAGATTTTGAAAATATTTTAATAATTATCCCAAGTTTAGAAGTTCAAAAACAAACTGTAAATAACTTCATAGAATTAAAAAGACAGTTTGAAGATGATATTACTGAAATTGAGAGAAAAATAAAATTAATTGATGGATATTCAAAAGTGTATTTCAAAAAAATACTTAAATTTAAGTTGGAGGATAAAAAATGAGCTTAGGAAAAAGAATAAAAGAATATAGAGAAAAGAATAATATAGCACAAGATGAATTTGCTAAAAAAATAGAAGTTACACAACCTTATCTATCACATTTAGAAAATGGTAAATTAGAAGCTAGTGAAAGGGTTCAAAAAAGAATATTGAAAATTATTGAAAATGAAACTCAAGAAAATGTTGAAACTTCTGAAGTAATTGAAAAAGTTACAGAGAATAATGTAAAATCACCCAAACATTATATGCTTGAGGGTTTAGGAATAGAAGTGAAAGATGTTATTTTTGAAGTAGTGAAAGATATGAAAGGAGAAGAAGCTGTTTGTGTAGGAAATATTTTAAAATATGTTATGAGAGCTAGAAAGAAAAATGGGATTGAAGACTATAAAAAAGCTTATGAATACTTAGGTTATTTGTTAAAGGAGTAAATTATGCAGGGCAAAAAATTAACAAAGGAAGAAAAAAAGATAGATATAATTATTGCTTAAGTAAAGTTTTAAAATTTAAGGCTGATGAGCTGATAACAGATGATTTTACTTTTATAAAAAGAAATATAGATAGTGCAGAAAAATATAGCTTTAAAAAGAATAGAGCTGTAAATATGGATGAATTACATAAAAAATGGAGGCATAGAACTGCGTTAATGGAGGAAAACTATGATTAAAACTAAATTTGATGGATATATTGTTAAAGTAGGAGATAGGGAACTGATAGTTGGGGATAGAGTTTTAATGGAAACTACAACTAAAAACGATGGTCACGGTAATATTTATGAAATTATTGGGGTTAGAAAAGGTACTCCTAATCTTTATAATACTTATTACAAAGTTAAAAGAGAAGATGGAAGTACTGTAAAAGTTGAAGCTAGGTGGTTTGATAATGTCACTAGAACAACTTATTTGGTTGAAGAATAATGGAGGAAGTAATGGAAAAAGAAAAAGTATTGAAGATAGAAATAACTAAGATAAATGAAATGTACAGTTGTTGGTATGTAAAAAAAGTCAATAGGATAAAATTAAAAGCTATGCCATTAACAGAAATAGGAACAGAAGAAAAAAATAAACTATGTTTTGGCTGTGGCTATAAAACAAATTTTAATAAAGAATATATAGGAGATGAAAAATCACATCTTTCATATTATGATTATCAAATAAATTTAGAAGTAGATTTTTTAGAATACTACGAAAAAAGTATTCCAAAAATTATTGAAAATAAATATGTTGGAGATTTAAAACGAGTGATTGACTCAGTAAATGACTTGTATGGAATACAAAAGAGATGGAGAGCTGAAGAAAAATGTAGTTATTGGTATATAGATTCTGATAATGCTATAAATCTTACAGATGAAAATTTTTATGAAGAAGATGATGACCATTATAACTTAGGTAATTACTTTCAAACAAGAGAACAAGCCCAAAAAATAATAGATAGCAAAGAATGGCAAGAGCTCTGGGCTAAGGTAAGGGCAGGAGAGATTGGAAGAGATGAATGATGTTAAAAGCTGGATTTATAGATAAGATTTTAGAAGCTTTGGGATATGAAGCAGGGAAGATAAAGATATTTGATAATACTTCTCTAATATACTTTTATGATGATAGAAGTGAAGAAGAAAAAGAAAAAATAGTAGAAGTTATTAGTTGCTTAGAATTAAGTAAAACAGTCAAAAAATATAATCTTTCTGAAATTGTAATTGACTATGGATTAAAAACTTTAAGAATTGAAACAAAAAATGGGAAAGTTACAAAAATGAGAAAATTAAAGAGTATGAAAAAGCAGATTGGGGAGAAAAGTATGAATTAAGACAAAAATACGAATTCTTAAATGAGATTTTTAAATAAAGGAGATTTCGATGATTGAGTATTTACAAGAATTAAGAGTAAGAGATGGAAACAACATAAAAATTATCAATAGTCATATATTTAAAGAAAAATATATGACTAAAGATGAGTTAGAAGCAAAGAAAATTGAATTTTCTAAACATATACAAGAGATATATTCTTCAGAAGGTATAAACTTAGAAATTGTAGGCAATATAATAACAGAGGTGAATTAAAATGGCAACACAGGAGCAAAAGATAATTTTTAGGAAAATGGAAGAAATCTTAAGAAACTATCCAAAATATCAGAAAAGGATAGAAGTAGAAATAGAAAATTTAAAAAATCCACAGATAAAAAAATCATGTGGACCTGGTGGACAAGGTGGTAATAGTTATGATTATAAAAGCGAAGTAGAACAGATAGAAGAATTAAAACAAAGAATTTCTAATAATATTAGCAGGTATGAGGAAATAATTTTCAGGATAGACGAATGCTTAAGCATGGTTCAAGACCATAAAGACTATGGTTTTATCCAAATGAAATACTTTGATAGAATGACTTATGAGGAAATTGCTGAGAAACTAGATATACATATAGCTAATACGTACAAAATGAGAAATAGAATTTTAGAGGCTTTGGAGATACATTTTAAAACTCAAAGATTAATTGAATTTTAGTAAATGCGAAAATGCCGCGAAAAAGGTGCGAAAATACCGCTATTTTATTACTAAAAAAAATGTGTTAGTATGTTAATATATTAACAGTGTTGGAAGTAATTCCTACCTTATGTCAAAAGTAGTTCAAGACTCTACTGTAAAAAAAGTCTTGCCATATTGGGGATTAGCTCAGTTAGTTAGAGCGTTTGCCTGTTAAGCAAAATGTCATTGGTGCAAATCCAATATCCCCAGCCATAATAACATCAACACTCTCACAGCACTTAGATGTGCAGGATACGTTCCTATGTGGGAGTTTTTTTATTTATAAAACTTGGAGGTGAAGTAGCATTGAAATTAAATGCAAGGCAAAAAGCTTTTTGTGAGTTTTATGTGGCATCTGGAAATGCTACTGAAGCTGCAATAAAAGCTGGATATAGTAAAAGGACAGCTAGAAGCATAGGACAAGAAAACTTAACAAAACCTGCTTTAAATAATTATATAATTCTAAATCAGAATATACTGAAAAATTATAACAGGCATCAATTGGCAAAATAGGTTCTTTCAGAATATAAAAATGTCAAGCGGGTCTCGCGAGTCCCGAGCTTCATCTGAGTATGAAGAAAAAATTTATTCATTTCCGTTCCGAAAGGGGTTAAAAATGAACATAAAAGATAATTTAGTTAGTAGTCCTGAACTTGCGGAAATATTTGGAGTTACAGATAGATATATCCGTATGCTTGCAAAGGATGAAGTTGTTAAGAAAAGCGGAACTAGAGGAAAATATTTGTTGATTGAAAGTATTAAAGGCTTTATAGAATTTTTGAGAGAATCTAGTTCAGCAGATGTAGATTTAAAAGAGGCAAAGTTAAAAAAGGAAACTGAAAAAATAACTAAGGATATTGAGTTAAAAACAATAAAAATATCTGAACTTAAAAATGAATTACACTCAGCAGAAATAGTTAAAAAAGTTATGACAGTTATGCTAACAAACTTAAAAGGAAAATTGCTAGCGATACCTAATAAGATAGCGCCCCTTGTTGTTGGTTGTGATAATTTAGGAGATATTCAGGATATAGTTTTGAGTTCTATTGAAGATGTTTTATTAGAATTAAGTGAATACAGTCCTGAACTATTTAAAAATAAAAATATAATACTTGAAGATGAAGAAGAGGTAGAAGATGAAAAAAAAGGAAAAGGAGGTAATAAAAAATCAAAACCTAAGAAAAACAATTAATTTATTCACTGAGATATTTGAAACATTAAAGCCACCTCCAAAGTTATCTATTGATACTTGGGCTGATACTTATAGGATTTTAAGTTCTAAGACATCAGCGGAACCTGGAAGATGGAAAACAGATAGAGTACCATTTCAAAGAGAAGTTATGAAAGCTATTTCAGATAAAAAAACAAGTAAAATTGTAATGATGTATGGAGCTCAGTTATCAAAAACCGAAATATTATTAAATGTTTTTGGATATTATACTGATTATGATCCCGCTCCAATAATGTATTTGTTGCCTACAAAAGATTTAGCAGAAGATTTTTCTAGTACAAGACTAGATGATATGATACAGAGTACACCTCAGCTTAGAAATAAAATTTTGAATAAGGTTGATGGTAGAGATACCAAACTACAAAAAGAATTTGTTGGTGGATATATAACACTTGTTGGGAGTAATTCTGCAGCCGAATTATCAAGTAGACCTTTGAGAATTTTACTCGCTGATGAAGTTGACAGATTTAAAAGTGATGTTGGTGGAGAAGGAGATCCATTAAACTTAGCGATTGAAAGAACTAAAACTTTCTGGAACAAGAAAATCGTTATAACAAGTACACCGACTATCAAAGGAGATTCAAGAGTTGAGAAAGAGTATGAGAACTCAACAAAAGAAGAGTTTTATATACCATGTCCAAAATGTGGTTCATTCCAAAAGCTAGAGTGGAGAAATATAATTTTTGAACCTGTTGGGCATAAATGCTCCGATTGTTTAGAAATTTCAAGCGAACATGAATGGAAAAGAAATATGATACATGGGATATGGCAACCACAGGAAGAAGTTGATGACTGGAGTGTTAGGGGCTTTCATATCTCAGAATTATATAGTCCATTTTCAACTTGGCCAGAAATTATAAAAAAGTTTAAAGCAGCAAAAGGTAATATGCAAATGATGAAGGTGTTTACGAATACCTGCCTTGGACAAACATGGGAAGAAAAAGTAGAAAAGATAGATTTCTTAGATGTTTCTAAGAGAAAAGAAGAGTATACAGCTGAAATTCCTGACCAAGTTCAAGTGCTAACTGCTGGAGTCGATGTTCAAGATGACAGATTAGAAATTGAAGTTGTTGGCTGGGGACTTGGAGAAGAGTCTTGGGGTATTTACTATAAGCAATTTATAGGCTCTCCTGGTCAAAATGATGTGTGGGAGCAATTAGATAGATTCCTGGAAACGGAGTTTTCATATGCTGACGGAGAAAAAATAAGAATCCTATGTACTTGTATAGATACTGGAGGGCATTATACTCAAGAAGCTTATCAATATATTAAGCCTAGAGAGTTTAGACGTGTATTTGGGATAAAAGGAAAAGGTGGAGATGGAATTGCATTTGTATCCAAACCATCTAGGACTAACAGAATGCAAATATCTTTGTTTACTTTAGGAGTAAATACAGGTAAAGAAACAATACTTGCTAGACTAAAAATTGAAGAACCAGGATCTATGTACATGCACTTTCCAAGCAATGTAGATAGGGGTTATGATGAAGCATATTTCAAAGGTTTAACATCTGAAGTTAAGACTACTGTTTGGGAAAAAGGAGTTAAAAAAACTATCTGGAAAGTTATTGGAACTAAGAGAAATGAACCTCTTGACTTAAGAAACTATGCTTATGCAGCTTTAAAAATAGCAAATCCAAACTTAAGTAAAAAATATACAGTTGAAGCCACAAAAAAGACTACAAAAGTATCTAAAAGAAGAGTTTTATCGAAAGGAGTGAGCTTATAAATTGAATTACACTAGAGAAGAGTGCTCACAGATGATTGAAGCCTATAGAAAGGCAGAAATAGCTGTGTTAACTGGAAAAAGTTATAAAATTGGTACAAGAGAGCTTGTGAGAGAAGATTTATCTGAAATTAGAAAAGGAAGAGCCTTCTGGGAGGGTGAACTTGATAAATTAAACAATAATGGTAGAAAAAAAATAGGAAGAAGAGTAATACCTAGAGATTTATAGGTTTTAATCTTCTTTTTTTATTGTAAAAGGAGGTGAAAAATGAATTTATTAGACAAAACTATTGCTTTTTTTAGCCCCAAAAAAGCGCTTGAAAGAGAAGTAGCTAGAAAAAAATTAGAGATTATAAATACAGGCTACTCTAATCACGGAGCATCTACTACAAAAAGTTCTATGAAAGGCTGGATATCTACTGGTGGAGGTGTTAAAAAAGACATCTACAAGAACAGGAAAAAGCTAGTTGAACGGTCAAGGGACTTGTATATGGGAGCTCCTGTTGCTCAAGGAGTTATGAAAACTATCAATTCAAATGTCATAGGAAGTGGATTAAAGCTAAAATCAGCAATTGACTATGAAACATTAGGGATTAGTGAAGAAGAAGCTGAGGCAATTGAAACTACAATTGAAAAAGAGTTCAAGTTATGGGCTGATAACAAGATTGAGCAGATGGGGGTTTTGAATTTTGACCAAGTTCAAGACCTAGTATTCTTAACGATTCTTTTGAATGGTGAGTGCTTTGTGAAATTTAACTATTTTCTAACACCAAAAAATCCATATAGCTTAAAACTACAAATAATTGAGCCTGATAGAGTTATGACACCTTCTATATTGCAAAATGATGAAACTATTGTTGATGGAGTAAAGCTCGACAGTAATAACAGAATTTCAGGTTATTACATTGCAAGAAAACACCCATTAGATGTATCTGGAAATGTAGAGACTGATTTTATTTCAGTTTATGGAAAAGAAGAGCAATTGAATATCTTACACATAATGCTAGCTGAAAGACCTGAACAAGTCAGAGGTATACCTATTTTATCTCCAGTTATTGAAGCACTGAAGCAATTAGATAGATATACTGACGCAGAACTTATGGCAGCAGTGGTAAGTGGGATGTATGCGATTTTTATTGAGAGCGATAAGGATAATGCTCAAGGAGCTAATATTGCAGACCATGAAGTCTTAGACGAAACAGAACAAATTGATAGTTCTAATGAAGAAACTATAGAACTAACACCAGGACTGGTACAAGGGCTCAACCCTGGAGAAAAGGTCGTTGCCACTAATCCTGGTAGACCAAATGCACAGTTCGACCCTTTTGTAACATCAATTCTAAGACAAATTGGAGCAGCATTAGAAGTTCCTTATGAGTTACTAATTAAGCATTTTACTGCGAGTTATTCTGCGAGTAGAGCTGCTTTATTAGAAGCTTGGAAGATGTTTAGAAAGAGAAGAGATTGGTTCTCTAGCAATTTCACACAAGTAGTTTACGAAGAATGGTTAAGAGAAGCATATTTACTAGGTAGAGTAGGCATGAAGAACTATGGAGAAGATCCATTACTAACAAAAGCTTGGAGTGGAGCTCAATGGAATGGACCGAGTCAAGGACAACTTGACCCACTTAAAGAAGTCAAAGCAAGTACTTTAAGAGTTCAACAAGGATTCTCTACTAGAACAAAAGAAACTGTCGAGCTTAACGGGGGTGATTTTGAGCAAAATGTAAGAATCTTAGCAAAGGAAAACAAATTATTAGAAGAAAAAGGAGTGATGATTAACAATGCCGAAAATGACAAAAAAGTTTTGGAACATAATGAAGAATGACGAAGCTAAAAGTGCCGATATCGTAATGTATGGGACTATCGGTTCTGATGAGTATTGGGACGATGTCTGTGACAAAACAATCAAAGAAGAAATCGGAAACTTAGTTGATGTAGAAAATATAAATGTACATATTAACTCGCCTGGTGGAAGTGTATTTGCAGCAGTGGCTATTGCCAATACACTGAAGAATCATAAAGCTAAAGTTACAGCTTTTATAGATGGTCTTGCAGCAAGTGCAGCAACGATTATAACTAGTGCTTGTGATGTTGTAAAAATGCCAAAAAATGCTATGTTTATGATACATAATCCATTGACATGGGCTTATGGAAATAAGCAAGAGTTGGAAAAAACAGGAATTCTTTTAGATAAGGTTAAAGATAGTATCTTAGAAACTTACTTAGCTAAAGCTAAAGGGAAGACAAAAGAAGAACTATCTGCACTTATGGACGAAGAAAAATGGTTCAATGCTGAAGAAGCTAAAGAGTATGGATTTATCGATGAGATAGTAGATGAAGTAGAAAATCTACAGAATGTCAATAATTTACTAATTGTAAATAGTTTAGCATTTGACATTTCAAAATTTAAGAATTTCCCAGGCTCTAAACCTACTGAACCAGTAACAGAGCCTACTCCAGAGCCAACTCAAAATACAGCCACAAACACAGAAGAAATGACTGTAGAAAAGTTCAAAGCAAATTATCCTGAATTGTATGAAAATATAGTTAATTCAGCAATCCAAGGAGAAAGAAATAGAATAGAAGCAATTGAAAATCTTGAAATAGCAGGATTTGATGATGTTGTAAATACAGCTAAATTTAAAGAACCAGTTGACGCTGCAAACTTAGCGTTAAAAATATTAAATATCAAAAAAGAAAAGAATAAAGAGACTCTACAAAACATACAAAAAGAGAGTCAGGCAACACCTGTTCCTGTAGCACCAAGAGCTGAAGAAGGTTCAGGAAGTGTTGTAGGAATACCAGTATGTAATATTTTAAAGTATATGAATAAAAAGACAGGAGGTACAAAATGAGCTTTATAGAAAAAGGTAACGAGTATGGAGTTGACCAATTATTAAGTTGTACTGGTCACAAAGTTATGGAATTAGAAGTGCCACAAGGAAAAAAAGTTACAAGAGGTCAAGCTATAAATTCAGAAGCAGAATTATCAGATGGCAGTGATTTATTTGGAATTGTTTTAGAAAATGCAGATGGAACAGCAGCTAAAACTAAGACAACTATTGTGGTATTTGGTGAGGTTATTTATGAAGGTTTACAAACAAAATCAGCAACAGTAAAAGCAGATTTTATTAAAAAAGCAAGAGAAAAAGGAATAATAGTAAAAGAATTGGGAGGTAGATATTAATGGCAGTATTAATTGATTTTTTAGGAGTATATGATCAATCAGTTATAAAACCAAAGACATTTATTAGAGATATGTTCTTTGCTAAACATGAAACACATGAATATCCAAAATGGGAAATTGAATATAGAAAAGGAAGACAATTAGTAGCTCCTTTTGTATCTGAATTAATACCAGGAACAGAAGTAGTAAAAAGAAGCTATGCCTCTAAATACTACAGTGCTCCGAAAGTGGCACCAAAGAAAACATTCTCTGCACAAGAAATTTACTTTGCTAAGTCAGCAGGAGAAACTATCTATGGTGGAATATCTCCAGAGGAGAAAAAGGCAAAACTAATTGGGGAAGCTTTTGCAGACTTTGAAGAACAAATCTCAAGAAGAGAAGAGTTAATGTGCATTGACTTAATGTTCAAAGGTTCAATAGTAGTGAAGGGAGAAGGAATTGAAGACAAAATAGAATATGGAACAATTCAGGAAATTACACCTACAGTATTATGGAATCAACCAAATGCAGATATTTCAGGAGATATAGAATCAGTAATCACTTTAATAGGTGAAACTACAGGACAAAGAGTTGAACATATAGTTATGGATCCAGTTGCTGCAAGACTATTTACTCAAAATGAAAAAATAGCTAAATTACTAGATGTTAAGAATGCTAACTTTGGGCAAATAAATCCAAAAGAATTAGCCAGTGGAGCAATATATATTGGGACATTAGCACCATATAATATCCCTATTTACTCATACCAAACTCAACATTCAGTGTTAAAAGCTGATGGAAAAACATACGATACAGTGAAAATGATTCCAGAAGGAAGAGTATTATTTGCTCCATCTAATAATACTTTACACTATGGACCAGCAGCAGATATAGCTAAAGGAATAATAGTTGCAGAAAGAGTACCTTTTGAAGATGAAGATACAAAAGTTAATACTCTTGAAGTAAGAACAGAATCAAGACCTTTACCTGTTCCATTTGACATTGATGCAATAAAAGTTTTGAAAGTTAAATAAGGAGGGGAATTATGAAACTAAAAGTTAAGCAAGCACTGATTTACTGTGGGATAGTTTATAATCCAGGTGAAATAGTAGAGATATTAGAATCGAATATCATAGAAAGAGTTAAATCCCTTGAACTTGTAGAAGCTGAAGAAGTAGTAGAAACTGAAAATCTTGAAGAAGCTACTGAAGAAAACACAGAAGTTGAAGAAACTACTAAAAATTCAAAAAAATCTAAAAAGGCTTAATTATGGGATTTAAAGAAGAAGTTACTAATGACCTTGCTAGTGTTTTTTTGAACTTAGAAGAGTTTGGAGACACACATACTATAGGAAAAAAAGAAACTGTCTGTGTTATCGATGAGGAGAGATTTCAGAACAAACAGAGAAACAGAACTAGATCTTTAGAAAATGACGGGCTATTTATTGAAGGTATGACTCTATTTATAGAAAAATCTTTCTTTAAATACCCGCCTCATTCTGGAGAAAAAATCTTAGTAGATGGTGTTAGATATTTAGTAGAAGAAACTAAGGAAGACATGGGTCTATTAGAAATAGACTTAACGAGGTATGATGAAAAATGATAGGAGTTAAGGTTGAAGCTACAGGAATAAATGAAGTTATCAATACTCTTGGAAAATACGAGAGTGAGTTACCAGGTTGTATCTCAAGAGCAATTAATCGGTCACTTGAAATGGTGAAGACTGAGCAAATTAGAAAGACAATGGAGTCTTACTATTCTCAAAGAAGTAAATTAGGTAGCAGTATAAATATTTTTAAGACTAATAAAAATAATTTGCTGGGATCTATTATAAGTAGTGGTAAAGTTATTGGATTAGACCATTTTAAGCTAAATCCTAAGACAAGAAAAAAAGGAAAAATAGTTCAAGTAGCTGTTAAGAAAGATGGTTTAAAATCTTTACTAAATGCTTTTATAGCATACAAGAGTGGACATCTAGGAGCTTTTGAAAGAACTGGTAAATTCATTACAAAAAATGGTAGAAAAAGAGAAACTATTAAAAGACTAATGTCAGTTTCAGCACCTCAAATGCTTGGTAATTTATCTATTTTAGAATATCTACAAGGCTATGCAGATGAAAAATTCAGAATGAGATTAGAACATGAGATAAATAGGGTGATAGGGATATGATAATTGAAGTAGAGAAATTAGTATTTGATTTCTTAGTAGAGAAATTGAAAGATAAAAAAGTTACAGTATATCATGGGTTGTTACCTGAAATCAATCATGAAGATAGAGAAGAAGGAAAGAGTGAAAAAGACCTCTTTCCTTTTGCTATTTTAAGGGTTACTAAGTTTGAACAGACTAGAAATGGGATAGATAACTATGATGTACCTATAGATTTAGAAGTGTGGATAGGCACTAAAATGGAGAATGAAAAAGATTATCTAAACAACTTAACCATTGGAGATTTCTTAAAAAAGGAGTTTCTAAATGAGAGTACAGTAGATGGAAAATTTGCTGTGGATCAATCTTTTCCATTTTCTATAGAGTATTTTACAGCAGAAGCAGAGCCATATTTTTACTCTGTTTGTAGGTTTAGAGTATTTGGAGTACCTGACACATCAGAAGTAGTTGAGAGAAAAATAGCTAAACTGCTTGGAAGGGGTTAAGAATGAAAACATATATTTACGTAGGTAAAAAACTAGATTTACCTGAGTTTCTCTTTGTAAGAGGGACGGTGTATTTTGGAGAAGAAATTGAGAAACTTATTGAAAAATATCCACTACTTGAGAGATTATTAATTCCTGTAGAAGATTATCCAAAAATCAATAAGGATTATCAATATTTTAACTCAATTGTTGATGAAATAATAGGAGGTAGAAATGTATAAACACGGTACATACCAACAAGAAGGGGCTACAGCCTTTCAATTACCTGTGGTTTTAGATTATGGGCATTTTATAGTTGGAACAGCACCAATTCACAAAGTTAAAGCAGAAAATAGAAAAGTAAATGAAGTGATAAGAATAGGAACTTATCAGGAAGCTATCCAATACTTTGGAGACACTTATGATTTAGATTTCTCTATATCACAAGCTATCAAAGTTTTCTTTGAATTGTATGCAGTTGCACCGCTTTACATAGTTAACATCTTAGATTTAACTAAACATAAATCGGCTAAGAAAACACTGACTAATAAAGCACTTGAAAAAGGAAAAGTATTAATTCCTAGTCACAAGGTAATTCCTGAATCTGTAGTAGTTAAGAATGCAACAGGAAAACAAGTTATATCAGATGCAAGAACTGTTTACACAGCAGAAGGATTAGAAATTTATGCAACTGTAGCTGGAAATAATGTAGATATAGAATACGAAGAAGTAGACTTATCTAAAGTTACAAAAACAGAGGCTATTGGTGGATTTGATAGTACAACAATGAAAAGAACAGGGTTAGAATTAGCAAACGAAATTTTCTTGAAATATAGTGAGTTACCTGCTTTTATAGATGTTCCTGATTTTTCACATGAAAGTGATGTTGCTGCTGTCATGGAAACTAAAGCTAAAACATTAAATGGTGGAATGTTTGAAGCTATAGCATTGGTAAATGCTCCTGTTGATAAGAAATATAACGAACTTGTTGAATGGAAAGAAACTAACAACATTCTAAGTAATGACCAAGTATTGTTATATGGAAAAATTAAACTTGCAGGAGAAGTATATTATCAATCTATTCACTATGCAGCTTTATCCATGAAAGTAGATGGAGAAAATAATGGAGTACCTAGTCAAGGTCCATCTAATTACTCATATAAAATGGATGCTTTTGTATGGAAAAATGCTAGTGGAAATTATGAAGAAATAAGATTAGATAAGGAACAACAAGCTAACTTCTTAAATAAAAATGGAGTTGTTACTGCTATTAATTTTAAAGGTTGGAGATGTTGGGGTTCTGAAACAGCTAAGAATCCATTAGCAACAGACCCAAAAGATAAATACATCTATGGTCGTAGAATGTTTAAATACATTGGAAATGAGCTGGTTATCTCTTATTTCAATAATGTAGATAAAAAGTTCAGTTTGAAAATGGCTGAAACAATGAAAAAATCTATGAATATTAGATTAAACGCTCTTGTTGCAGCTGACCAACTGCTATCTGCTAAAGTTAATTTCTATGCTGAAGACAATAGTTTAATAGATATCATAAATGGAGATATTACTTGGACTATAGAACTTGGAATAATTCCAGGAGCAAAATCTATAACATTCAAGAAAGTTTATGATGTTGATGCGTTACAAAAATTTGCTGAAAGCTTAACAGCTTAATAAGGAGGGAAAAAGATGGGAAAAAAACAAATACCTAATGCTCTTATAGATGCTGAAACATATTTCAATGGTTCTAATGACCTTGCTGGAATATCAGAAGTAGAATTACCTAATATTGAGTATGACACAGTTACATCTGAGCAAATGGGCTTAACTGCTGAATTAGAAGTACCTTTAATGGGACACTTTAAGAAATTAGAAGCTAAAATCAAAATGGACTGTGTTGATGAGTCAATACTTGCTATTAATAATGGGAAATCTATTTTGATTGAGTGTAAAGGTGCAGCTCAAGCTATGAACAGAGAAACACACAGTGCAGATGTTTATGGGATTGATGCAACTTTCAAAGGATTAATTAAGAAAATGGACGGGCTAAAAATGAAGCCTAGTGGAAAATTAGAAACATCTATAGACTTATCTGTGACATATTTCAAACTTGAGATTGGTGGAAAAACAGTTGTAGAGATAGATGTACTTAATAATGTGAATGTAATTCATGGGCTTGCTAATCAAGCTGTTAGAAAATATTTAGGATTAAATTAAGGAGGAACAAATGAAAATAAGATTATCACAATCATATAATTTTGGTGGAAAAGAATTCAATGAACTAGACATAAATATTGAAGAAATGACAGGAAAAGATTTTATGCAGTGTGAAAGAGAATTTAAGGCTAGAAACAAAGAAGCTGGAGCAGTAAAAGAACTAGAAGACTCTTGGGCTATAACTGTAGCAGCTAAATCAATTGGAGTTAAGTATGGAGACTTACTTAATCTTATATCTATAGACTACTTGAAAGTGGTGAATGGGGTAAAACGTTTTTTGAGTCAAGGTTGGGAAGACAAAGAGGCTCAGAAGGATACTACAGTGGAAGTGACAGAGGAAACTGGTGCTTAATCTATTTGGACATGATAACAGAGCTTTTAAGAGTTCTTAATTATTTTAAAGTTAATGTAAGCTATGATTCTATGTTGGATTGTAGCTTATATGAACTTGATTATTGGATAGCTAGAGCAAATAAGTTTATAGAAGAAGAGGAAGAAAGACAAAATAATGAAAATTAAAAAAAGAGGCTGTGGTTTAGCCTCTTATTCATTTTCTTTTATAAAATCAGCTGGAATTATGAAAAGAAGAAGAAGATATGTAATTACAATAAAATAGAATATTATTTTTCCTAAGATACCCCCATTAATATATAGATTATATAAGAAACCTAATACTAACCAACCAGGTGGTAAACAAAAGAATAAAAAAGTAAAAAATAAAATAGTAAAAATTAAAACACATAAAAAAATTGGATGTCTTTTAATAATATATAAATAATCAGTATTTTTTTGATTGTTATTCATTAATTTACCTCAGATCGGAAGAGC